TTTTACATTTCGGGATTTTTAGCTTATTTTTTAAGTTTTAAATTCAAGGTCGTCGGGGGGTGGGGCTACACGCCAAAGTCTTGTGTGTGTATTTTTAATGGTGATGGGATATTCTAAGGTTTTACTTTTTTGTTTAAGTTTTAAATTCAAGGTCGTCGGGGGTGGCCCCGACACGCCAGTCACTTTTCTTTGTTTGTGTAGGGGGACGTTTAAAACTGGACAGAGGAGATTGAGTGTAAATAGGGTCTAAGTGTTTGATAAGTCGAATAATTATAAGGTTTTGATAGAAATATCAATTAACACTTAATACTGGACAGTTACCCGTAATTAACGGTTGTTTATACCTGTTAATTAGGTCTTTAAGCAGTCGTTAAATACATTTTAAACCTTTATAAAACCATGCACAATCGTGTAGATATGATTTTAATGAGACTTTTTTATAATTAGGCCGCAGTCGAAGCGCTAGGGATAATATCAACTGCTATAGCTTACCGCTTAACAATTCATATCGCTTTTTGTTCTTTAGCTCTCTCAATGTCGTTGTACTACTTGAACGAACACTATTAGTTAGCTCTCCATCATCCTTGAAATTAATGAATGCAACTAACTTGTCTCGTCGACTATCGGCGTCATGCGGTAAAACAAAAACTAAGCCACCTTGCTTATCACTTAATACGGCCGTTGCACGACTAATTTGAGCCGGCAGCTTTTGAAGCACCTTTGTAGGCAGATCGATGCCTTTTTTAACCTTTAACTCACGCTGCATTCGACGCAGCGCTTTATCCGATATCGTAATTGCTGCCGTTACCGGCACAATCGATTTGGTAGCTAGAGCATCAATCACCCCCGGGTTTAACCAGCCAATCGTATGCCTTAATCCACGACTGGGCGAATCCAATACTTGCTTTGACCAGACGGTAAACGATTTCGCCATCTCACGCTGCTGTATCCCGGCTATATTTTTTAAAACGGCTGTACGGGTCTTTGGTGCCATCGTCATGATCTTTTCACCAAAGGCATTATCAGATGCTAGCCATTGTTTACCGACATGGTTGTTCCAGCCAACATCGATACCCTTGGGCACCTTTCCATATACTTCGCCTGTTTTGACGTTAATGCGCTCTGTGCTCTTTAATGCTGGCGCTTTTGATGTGGGCGTTAAACCGCGCTTTTCTAGTGTGCGATCATTAGCAGATACGATATAACAGCGACACCCCCAGCCATTGGGTGGATAGTGAGTATCCCACCACGCATCGTCAACCGGTAAAACCAATTGATGCCAGCTCAGGTGCTCTTCACGCACACGATTATCATTAACAGTGTTATAAATAAGATACGGCCGACGGGCTTTGACTCGCTCGATTTGCTTCCAGCGTCCAGCCATATGAGCGCTGCGTAAATTGTTGTCGTAAATAACTCGGGTGCGCCAGCCTCGTGATCCTTTATATGACCAGCCATGATCGGTCACAATTTTGTCAAAGCGAGCGCGGAATTGAGAAATGCTTTCGCCACCTTCAACGGCCGTTGATATGGCTTCTTGAAAATCGTTCACTAAATCGATTTTTGCGGCACCAGCGACGGTAAACGCTTTTGAGCGTGGCAGCGATAAAAAATCATCCCAGCGCTGGGTTGGTATTGCGAGCTTCTCGCGAATATTACTAATCGCATCAACGGCACTGACGTTATTTAATGTGATATCAATCATTAGTGAATCCGATAGACGTTACCGCCTAAACACCGGTTATTTTTATGCTCTTTTTTTTGCTCGGCATCGAATAATTCAGCCTCTAAATCAAACATTTTTTTAGCCGCATCTTCAGCAATTTCTGCATTGATAGAGTCAAAATAATCATCTCGACAGAGTCTGCCATCATCAGAATCAGAAAACGGAATAAATGCTGTGCATGTCACATTATGGGGTTTAGCATAGTAACGAACGAAGGGTACGTTATTATCTTCAAGCGCCATGACAACAATTTGGCCGTAAGTAGCACTCTCAAATACTTTAGCAAAATTGCTCGGTATCATAATAAGCTCAATCATTAAACTTCTAGCTGTTGTTGGCTGGCTGTTTGATCATCCGTATCGTGAGACTCCATACCTTGCGCAAATGCCAATGCCATTGCTTGAGCCGAAATATTAGCTAATGACTGCGTATCAAGATCGCCAACAACCTTGTGCAAATCCTGCTGAAATTGCTTTAAGGTTTTGCCGTCTTCTTCATACGCCAGCAGCATATCCGCCAGCGGTTGAATAAAATCATCAGCGATCGCTTTATCTGCTATTGCAGCAAGCTCATTCGTTGTATCGCTTTTAACCGGATCAGAAAATGAATGGACGCTGCCGCAGCTATTACAACTCGATAACTGGTGGCTATTCTCTTGCGGCATGGACGTGGATGACGATAATGTCTCTTCATCATCGGTCGCAATACGAATGCCTGTTGCTTTATGAAAATCATTGAGTGGCACGCGATCGGATATTTCTGCCGCCTTTTTATAAAGCTCTAAAACCTCTTCTGGCCCCGGAGGTTTTTTTAATTTTAGCTTTGGTGGCCTTACATCGTCACCAAAGTTAAATTGAGTTATCCACGCAAATATATCGTTAAACGTTTCTGCAATTATATAGCGATCGCTAACTGCCACATTCTCTTGGCGTTGCATATGCGTTTTCGCCGCTGCGTTTGAACCAACGTTTCGCATTTCAGTGGCGAGTGTTTGACTCGATAACGCCTTGGTCATCTCTGCATTACATAAATGCACTAGCTGCTCTTGTGCTAACTCACCTTGTGTCGATGTAGTTAAAAGCTCAACAGTATCGCCTTCAGGAACCACGGCTGCTTGATCTTCAAGCAGGGATATTAGTGCGTCGAGTAAGTTTTTCTGCTCACTAACGGGGGTGCCAGCTGGGTAGCGGCCGATCGGAAACGGCAGTCCAAAGCGTTCGCAAAAATCATAGAAAAATTTCATCCCGCCGTGCTTAAATGTGTACGGCCAAAAACAGGCAGACAATACGGCCCGCCCATAGGGATTTTCACAGCTAGGCATATGCCGGGTAATTGCAAATTCATGCGGCAATGTTTCTTCACCGTGAATTGGCTGGGTTTTAGTCAGCAACCGAAGTTGATTATCAGTATCATAAATAAACCGCCGGTTTGGTCGGTCTTTCATTTTAGGCAGCAGATGCCCATTAACCACAACCCACACCATTTCATGCACGCGCTGTCCATACAGAATGCCTGTCGCCATATTCCAGACTAAATCCTGCATGGTTAGCTCGTTACTCGGCCGCATGCCTAACCATTTTTTGCACAAGTCAAAAGCCGCTTTTTCTTCAGGTGTTTGCTCGATATCGTCTTCATAGTCGAATAAAAGGTGCAATTTAAACCCTTGGATCCCCGATTTAAATGAACGCACCTCACCGAGTACATGTGCGTCAGACATAATCGCGTCATACACCTCGTCAGCTTTACCCATCGATCGCAACAGTGGATCAGGATTAGGCAAGATATTGAGGCCAGCATAAAACGAAGGATCCGTTGCCCGGCTCGCTCGCTCACTGCTCATCACTTTGCGTGATATTTTTTTAAATTCTTTATGATCTATCATTGGTGTTAACCTTTATATTTACGGTACTCATTTCAACGATACCTAAGCGGTTTACGCTGGGACTTTGACATAATCGTCGGAACCCCTTGTCCAGCACTGCAAGCCAGCATCCATAGCATTTGTAATGCATCTGGGCCGTCATCATGATCCGCTTCAGGCCAATGCTGTAATTGCTCAATCAGTACAGATTGATTGCGATGAATGCGTATCAAGCCATTGACGACATGCGGCTGTAACGATTCAATCCGTAAAGTTTTGTCTGTATGAGGTGTTATCGATCGAGCAGGTACGGGTATACCCAAAGCTGCCGATCGCTTCACTAATTCAGTTTTTAAAAACTCTTGAAATTGAATGGTCTCAATTCCCCACACTAAACAGCGATAATGCTTTTCGAGAGTAATAATATCGCTGATAATTTTGTCAGGTAAGCGACGTGCAATCAGCGCTTCAACCACATCTAAAACACCGTGATTACGATCGTAGCCACCGACTAAAATTGCTGAAGGATCCCGCGCTTTATTCTGCTTGCCCAGCGATGGGTCACAGCTGCCAAAAAATACCCAGTCTCTGCACACCTGAACCCAATACGTAAGATCCTTAAACGGCGCCATTTCATTATTGCTCGGATCGTTTTGATACTCACAATCAAATGCATGATGGTCTTCGGAACGTATTTTCATTAAGCGTAAAATAGGTCGTACACCCGGCCAGCTCACCTCGCTACCCGCATCCATTAGACCCTTGTTTTTTTTGTAAAAACGGTCAGACGATAACTCACCTTCATTAATTAAAATCTCTTCCCATTTTTGCCACAAGTCGAGGCGATCGGGCCATGAGGTTATAGCTTTAAATATTTTTGCATTCCAAGTCGGCGAACGTAACACCCGAGAAAACGCGGCATCATAATGCAGCGTAGTACCCACCCAAAGCACATCCATACTACCGTCGGGCGGGCCGAGATTTAGCACCGCTTTTTTCACCCAGTTAGAAACCTTATTACGCTGTGTTAACTGGCGAACATTTTCATCATTTTCGATATCGTCCAGTAAACATAAATCAACTCGGTGTGGCCCGTGTCGCCAGCCGCGAAGTTTTTTGCCAGAACCCGCGACTTGTACCTTGATATCATTATTAGTAACAATCACGCCGGCCTGCCAAACTCTGCCGACAGAACAGATTTCAGGATAGTCTTGTCGCAGCCTCGGATTAGCCTCTAACTCAACTTTAATCGCTTCAAGCATCATGGCGGACTGATCAAAGCTGTCCATCAATATCACAATAAAGTGCTTTATATTGGTTGCTATACACCAAAGCGAAAACAGCTGCGTGATCAATGTCGACTTAGCTTCGCCCCGGGGGGCGGCAATCGCCTCTCGGCAACCAGCCTCAGCATTAACCTTTTTAGGGATATCAGAAAAAAGATAGTCGTGAAATAGTGAAGTTGAATAAATTATGTAATGCGGAAAATACGTTTGCACAAAAGCTTTATACGAACTCGTCGTTTTAATTCTACGATCAGCCGATGCAGCTTTTGAGGTATCAAATGCGTCACACTCAGCATCGATTAATGTGCGAAGCTCATCCGCATGCGCTTCTAAACTTTTTAGAAACTCTCGGCGATTTAGCTTACTAGGATCAGAACGATTAACCATAATAGCGAGATAACTCCTCGCCAAACGGCTCTAATATCTCAACAAATGCCGGTGCAAATTGCGGATAATTTTCACGAATAAAATCGGATAGCTTAGTCAGCACCTCCATCGCTATGGCATACGATGACAGTTTAGGATTTGAGGCACCCGCAGCTTTAATGGTCTTTTGATACGCGTCTGACAGCTGGGCGATCGCCTGTGCTTTAAGCATCGGCTTTATATCTTTCGAGTCACGCAATTCTTGAATCGTTGTTTGAAACATCATGACAAAATCGTCAATCAATTCAAATATAAGGTTATCAACACCGCTATTAGATATGCGTTTAGCGGTTCGCGCCATATCCCAATCGTCGCCCGCTAATCTCGCTTTTCGTTTCCAATTGCGACTCGTTTCGTAAGGCACATCGTTATTACCAGCCGCCGCTTTTAACGGCATACCTCGCAGATAATCATTTTTTAATTTACGCTTAACGTCCTCTGTGTAGGCCATTTTAATTAGCCTTCGTCAAATATTTTAACGCTTCAACCACAACAATGATTATGCCAGAGGTGCCGCCACCAGCTAACATGCCGTCGCGTCGTGAAATTTTTATTAAATTACTAATCTCTTCATCGTGTTTTTTAAAACGCCGATTAACAGACTGTTGGTGCTCAGAGAGTCTAGTATCGATAGCATCAGCAATCAGGTCAACGCTTCGCTGTAAATCAGCAATTCTTAAACTGGTCGCTTCTTGACTCTGCCCAAGTAAGCGATCCAACGATTTAAGTTGTCCTTTTATTTCGCCGATATCAGCAGCTAGCTGTTGACCGTCCATATACATACCTATTGGCTGTTTAAGCCTTGCTATCGACTTTAAATGAAATCATCGAACTAATTACCCAGTTGCAGTAGGCCATGACATCCTCATACTCTTCATGAGTTTCATCGGCCGCGATATCCTTTAGCTTTGATGAAACTTTATACGAGACCGTTTCAGTCAGTAGATCCGAAGCACGATCGCCGAATACAATATAAAACTCTTCATTATCATCGACGACCAATGTGCTTTTGGGGCTAATGGTTAATGAGCCGGTTTCAGGCACAACAATCTTAATATCGTTACCTAACTCCTCTTTTAATTGCTCTTTAATAGCCTTTAAACGGTCGGCAATAGCTTTTGATTGGGCTTGCAAATCAAGACCTTCGTTCACTTTGTTTAAAATGCCGCGTGGCACAGATAGCTGACCTTTGCTAGGGTCATCAATATAAGCAGATTTTTTTGACACGTTAATTCTCCCTTTTGGGGTTAATAGAGTTTCTGTATTTCTATAACAGGAAGGACACTATAAATTAACGCAGGTGGGCATTCGACACTGAAATATTTCGGGTCAAAATGTCTGTAACTACTGAAAAACCAACGAAGAAAGGTATAAGAAAAGAGGTGTTTAAAAGTGGGCGAATGCTTAAAGCCGTAGAACTATTTCGACATATGTTACTCAAATTTGCATATTTGTCAAAGAGAGTTTACCAATGGAAGATAGTAATATAGCACGACGCAACTTAATGTTTATGAGCATGGCGATCATTGCGTATTTATATGCAGGTGGTCAATTGGCCGATGGCAAGCTCACCTTTCAAATAATCAGTCTACAGTTTGAGGCGCAAGAAAAGTTAGCACACTTAGCATGGGCGTTGTTTTTTTGGTTCTGGCTTCGATATTACCAGCTTTCGGCTCGGCTTCTTAGTGTGGATTTAAAAAGCGATTTAAACTTAAAAAAATATTCACCATTTGTACTTTGGTTAGCTAGGAAAACGATAAAACTAACTAAAAAAATAAACGAAGAATCTATATTAAGGTTTGATAAAAACGAACCAACAAGTGTACAGCTATATTGTGATGATGATTATAGGTGGTATTATCATATTACAAACTACCGAGAGTATGGAGAAGGTATTTCATGTCTAGTCGATGATGATGATAGAAGATGGATTTTATCTCCAGCCATAGGTTTAGTTATTTATTTTATTATTCGGCTATATACAGCTTTTCATGGTAAAGCATTCGCTTTATATATGATGCCGCATATAGTTGCAGGAACAGCGTTCATGGCGGGTGCAGCTGGTTTGATTCAAGAAATCATTTCAAAGTTCTAGTTATAAATATTCAAACTCTGGAAAACCTTCACGAACAAGATCACTACGATCAATCATTATCAGTTTGCGCCTCGATATATCTTTTACCCGTATTAATCCCCCGATTTTTTTAACTCTTTCACCTTTCTTGAGACCCATGCCTTTGGCGACGAGTGACAGTTTTTGTTTGTTTTTTAACTTGCTGAATGGTTAAGAAAAAACTCATATTTCTAGGCATACGAACCTCGGGGTAACTATTTGTTATCAACTACAGGTTTTGAGAAGCTGCTCGTTTAAGCTGGCGTAAATAAGCGCGGTTATGCTCAAGATATTTAGCATTGGTTTGACTAGGGTTTTCTTTCACATCTAAAATAAAGCCGGATCCGCGGCCGCCATTCGCGGTATTATGAACAGAGCCTTTAGTTTTTATATCAAATAATAATTGCTCTAATACGCCAGCTACTTCTTGCCAGTCATCACCCTGTATTTTTAATCGGCAAACAACGGCACGCTCTGGCTTTGCACTAAGTTCTTTGTCCATATATCCTCCTAAGAGCTTCATTATTATCAACGGTTAAATTAAGTGCGCCCCGTACCGGCGGCGCTTTTTAATGAATTTATTTAATTAATTAAGCGGATGGCCGAGCGCTTTAGCCATTTTGTCAAATACACTAAGTTCATAGTTTGCATTGGCTAACGCGGCAGGATCAGACGATAAGCGTGATATTTTTAGCAATGCCTCTCTGATTCCAACCATCGCGCTCACTTTAACGTCGCTAAACTGCTCTGCGCTTTCCTCTTCGCGACCTGTCAGCTTTAATCGACCGTCATCATCTAGCGGAAGGTCAAGATCTTTATTGATATTAGAAGGCAGGTGGAGAAGGCCATTAATTTGTAGTATTAGTAAAGTGCCATCCCGTATAGGGTTTCCATCCGAATTTATTGCTTGAAGTCTCACATCCCCAGCCCCAGTCTTGCCAAGCGCCAAAATTAACGGATTTTTGCTTTCTTCCAGTCCAAAAATTTTAAGTTCTCTCATGTTGTGCTCTCCTATATAATCGTTAGTTAAAACCAAGCGGGTCTAAGTTATAAATAATCAACACAATGATGCAGCAGATAACGCGCACCCGAGTTCGATTAGTGATAAGCATCGCCCAAACCAGCGTTGCATACCCTGTTAAAATCAAAAGCCTATAGAGCTCGTCGCTCATTCGTATTCCTATATATAATCGTTAGCTAAAAAGTTACTGTGACTTGGCTTGCTTTCTCTTTCTTACCAAAGGTATATCTAGCATTGATCCGAGCCACTTAAATACAGAGCTGGCGCAATCAAAAACTAGAGCAAATAAATTGACTGCTGGGATAATTGAGATTAATAAATACCAAACAATCAAGCCTATCGTTAATTCCGGATCGTAGCGCTCTCTTGTGCATTGGGAAAGGTCTTGCTTATAAATTTTAATAGTTCTAAAAAAGTAAACGGACAAGCATATTGCTAGAGGAATCCAGTAAACAAATAACGCTAACATGCTGTTGAACTCAAAGCTTTTTAAATATTCATTCATTTCTATTCTCCAGTTGGATTTAATAATCGTTAGTGTCCGGTCATCACCCCTGCCAGTGGGTGCGTTCCGGCTCGCGTTAAGTAGCTCTATCGTCATAGCTGGCAGTCGCTATATATAATCGTTAGCGTTAAAGTACAGTTAGCTCAAAATCTTCTTCAAGAAAATTCCAGTTATCCATTGACAATAATTTAATGCCAAACTCATCATTCAGCGGCATCCATCCGTCAGACTCGTTGATAATGTCGAGCGCACCAAATTTGTTCCAGTTCGACGCTGATATTCCGATAAGCTTTTGTCCGAGCATTCTGAGATAAGCCTCTTCAATCTCATCCGCATCTGTAGTAACACTGTCACTCCGATACGTTAAGTGGTCTCGCATTATCTCAAGGGTTCTCTTGTTGTAATTGATCTGCACAACAGCAGACCAATGTTCATATTCAATTTTTACTTTTTTCATATATATTCTCCATTAGGTTGATAATTTATGAGGGGTTAATCTACTCGCACGCTAGGCAATAAACTTAACTGCCCGGCAAGGGCCGGCAATGCCGATCGCCTTAAGTGCATTACTTGTTTTAATGATGTACGTGCGCGACTTCTTAAGAAGGCCATCGTTTCATTAACTTCTTCTTGCGTTTCGGCATAAAAATAACCATGCGATGGGTGCGCGCAAATCGGATGGCCGTCTTTACGCAAAATTTCAACCGCGGCACGTAAATTACGAGTATCTTGCTCGCTGGCTTTATGGCCAATAATTTCATGACAAATATGCCGTGCATTTGCAGCGCGCCCACGGCCAAGGTGATAGCGATATAAAATCGCTTTTACATCACGATCACTAAACATTTAATCTCTCCTAGATGAAACGACTTTTATAAAATTATGGACTTTAAAAAGACGTGAAAACCAGCCGCGCAAAAACTTAGCTTGGCTAGAGTTACACTGCACGATATCGTGATAAAGCTGCGCACGTGCGGCTAACGCGTTAATCAAAACAACATCAAGATCAAATGCAGTATTGCAAGCGCGAATCGTTTTGCTTCCCATTATTCCGTCATACTTTAAGCCGGCTTGCAGCGCCGACTGTAAGAGCCGTACAGCGGTTTTAGGCCGATGGTTAACGACACTATCAAATAAAAACACAGCCAGACAAGGCGGCAGGCTTGCGCAATGGTAACGATCCCAATATTCACATCGATATATAGATATCGCTTCTTGCATACTTAAATTCGAGATATCAATATCGGGGAAGGCTTTTTGTGAGATGCCGTATTTAGTGTGGCCCCCAGCATCACTGGCATCATCGACTTCGCCACCTTCGATTTCCTTAATCAAAAAAACAACGACCTCTTCAAATAGCGCATTACTATTCATTTTTTATCACCTTTTTTAGACGCAGCGCGTGACTCTAAAAAGCCACCACCGAGGTACAATGAAAAACAAGCCGTTGACGGCCAAAGAATAAAATCACTAAAGGCAAAGCGTAATAGCGGATCCACTAAATCTAAATTGTTTTGCGTAACCTGCGACACACCATCAATAATGGTTGTAGTGGGCATATTAATAAATGCTTGCGCGATAATTGCAAAGACACAAGAAAAACCGATCGTCATCCATACCGACATTATTCCGAACACAATAATGCGCTGTACTACTTTAAACGGCTCTAGCGCCACTAGCTGCTTTAAGCCCCATTCTCTAACTGCAATGTTATGCTCGGCTTTTTCTTGATCAGTAAAACTTAAACCGTTTACCCATCCGCCAGCTTTAACTAATAACCCGCTGTCTTTATCGGTAATATCATCAATCGCTTTTTTTGTTCCTAACACACGGCCAAAAATACTCATCGAATTACTCCCCCTTTTTAAATAAATCGTTTTGTAATGTTGGTTTTTTATCATCATTGTTTCGTAATATTGATATATATCGAAAAGTGAATCCTGTTGCAGCTGCTGCTTCTTTAAGAGAAAGCGCTGGGTCTTTCGCTATTTGATGCTTTAAATATCGGGCAACAACATTCGGTATGTTGATCCAGCCGTTGCCGTAATAATTCGAGAGTATTTGCAGTGTTTTAAAATCAATTACTTCGCATAAGGTATGGTTTTTCTTTGCGACAGAGGGAATATAAATTCGCTGCCCAGCATATTTATCTGCTATTGCAAGCGCTGCCTTCGGCCCTATTATTTCCATAATAGAGTTAAATGCGGGAGGCAGTTTTATATCGTTACTCACGTATTGTTTCATCGAGCGTTTGCTCCTCTTTCTTGACTCATTGCCTTCATCATTTCAATCAACTTGTTTAGCTGCGGTGATGTAGCCCATTGCAACGCGCTTAATCCTTCGATTCGATTTTTACACCATGTCTGCATTGCTGATTCGCTGCGGTCACCCACAACACCGGCATCAGCCATTGCGATCCACATGGCATTTAATTTTGCGATTCGCGGCTTGCGCCAATCGCTTATTTTTGTTGTTTTTGTTGCCTTTCTTTTTTTGGCTTTAAATCCAAGTAGCTGTAAACGCTTTAACGCTTTTTGTAGCTCTTCAACCGTCATGGTGGTTGCCGATATTCTGTGACCTGATAGACCTGCGCCGCATTGCCGTAAAATCTCACGATAATCATCGTCGCGAAAATACGCCCGCGTTTTTATCAGCTCGTTTTTAGCAACGTTTAATAACGTATACAGTCGTTTACGCTGTGCAGTGAGCGCTGTTTTTTTACTGGCCGGTGTCATAGCGATGCCAAGTCCTTCTCGGTAATATCTTCATAACGCTCAAAGGCGACAGCGATATCAGTATCTTCGTTGTCGGTTATCTCTATATAGCCGGATCCATCGCTAAGTAAAACCAGCTCGTAAAACGGCATGGTTTCACCGGCATCCGATTGAATCGTCTTCGCCATTTTTTTGTTGGCTTGATTCAATCGCAGTAAAATCAGATCAATTTGCATATCTTTTTTCTTCCTCTATTGCATGTAAGTTTTTTTGTAACACCCTGTAGTTTGCTATTAACATCTCAGCAGAACGTGTCTCTAGCTTGCTGGGATATAATTCATAAAGCCATTGTCGAGGTATATCTAATTCAGGTAAGTTCCATCTCCGAGCGCCATCAATCATCAAATGCGTCGCTTCAAGAGCGAGCGCCTGCTCATCGGCATAAGCTATTAATTTACGTTGCTCCTCGTCTGGGCCTTTAAGCCCCAGCGCAATATAAATATTGGTTTGAATACGATGCTCGAGCATTTTTATCGGCTTTTTAAAATCTTCTAGGCGCTTGATAGGCGTGGGAATGTCACCCGTGTAGGCTTCGTGAGCATCATGAAGAAGCCCGTAAATAGCGGTTTCTAAAATGCGCGGATCTTTTGGATAACGACAAAGTAAATATTGTGATACCCAGACCGAGTGCATTGCGACGTAATACGGTTTGCCTACCGTGTGGCCGTTAAATCGCGGTATTCGCGATAAGGCAATGGCAATATCTTCTAAACAAAACATCTCTGGTCTAGGATTATTTAAATCAACTTGTAAACCACTGTGCGTTTGCAAGCACATCGGTACAGGTAAGGTCGTTGTGCTACTGTTGCCTAGTTCTGACGCGTTATTATTCATAGTATTCTCCGGCTGTTGATGGTTGTTAAAAATGGGTTTAACTTAAATTTAAATCACTATTAACCTAGCGATAAAACGTCTTTTGCTACTGCGTGAATTACCGCGACACTAACAGTGCCGTGCTGCGGTATGCCGTAATCGCGTATCGCTGGAATTAAATTTTCTACCAGCATGCGAATGGATCCGTTTGTATAGCTGTACATCGCATTAACAATGCTGCTTTCAACTTCTTCATCGGCATTAAAAATCTCAGGCCGGTCATCAAATGCGGCGTATAAAATACGCGCGGTATCGTTTTTGGTGATGTGAGTAATCGGCTTAGGAAAAAATATTGTTCGTGACCGTATTTGATCGAATGAACCGCCGTGCGGTGAGATTAGCGTGTAGAGACGCGTTGTGCCGGCCAACACAACACCGCAGCCGGCTTTGTCACGCAGCCTGCGCAAATACTCTAATGTTTTTTGCGTGGCCAGCTCGGCCTCATCCATGATCACCAGTGGGCTTTGCACGGTTTTTAAGGTGTCGACGATTAATCGGAATTTAGCTTGCACACTCAAGGAGCTTACCGTGCGAATTTCTAGCAGCCGCACGATGTCTTCAATCATTGATGAGGGTGACATTTGCGGATCCGCTTCGATTAAATATGTGTGTGCATTGTTCGCTGCATACTCGCGTAAAGTGCGGGTTTTGCCGGTACCGACATTGGCGGCTAATACCGCAAACATTTGATTCTTTCGCGCCTGTTTACACCCAGTGGTTAACACTTTAGATACTGACGTAGTAATAAACGGTGTTTGCAATACCGACGCTCGCGCATTGATTTGCTCGATCGTATCTAAAATTTTATCTAGCTTTTGCGTTACTCGACCTGTGTAATAGCCGCCGATAATTTGCGTGTACATTGATCGATTAATATCGGATGCCGTTGCCATCCAGCCATGTCCTTTTTTATTTTCATTCATCCAGTTAATAATGCTCGCCAACTTTTGCTGTTCATCAGCACCGTATTTATCGCTGTATTGTGTTGGTTCAATAATTAACGCCCAGTCGCCCGGTGACTTACCGGTATTGCGAGAACTTAAAGCAGCGGATTCTTTTCTGTTTAAGCCTGAATTTTTTCTAGTCATGATCGCCCCATTGGTTGATGTCACTTTGGTTGATATTGATAGTAAGTTCATCTTGATCTGCATCGATATCGAGCGTGTTATCAATATCAATATCAATATCAAGTGTGGTGGTTGGTGAATCAATCAGATCATCACGGCTGTTAATGCTCGGTGCATCGGCACCGTATTTTTCTAACGCATCTAATGTGTGTGTGTGATCAATATGAGATATTGCTTCGGCTTTAACCAAATCGACTTTCTTTTGCAGCCGATCAATTTTGCCTTGCGTTGATTTGAGCTTGGCTTCTTCTCTGCGAGAGTCGGGTAAAAACGCTTTTTTGTGTTTGAGCGGTGCTTCGCAAATAAGGCGCTTTTTATCATCGTAGAGCCATGCCTTGCTGTCGTCGTGAATGTCGTATTCAACGACCACCGACTTGGCGTGGTAATCAGTCAGCATAGGATGTTCGTAATAGCGGTTTTCATGGCGAACCATATTGCGGTTAACCACTCGTTTAACGCTGGGTCGCAATACGGCTTCGGCCGGGATGATTAATTGATTGCGTGTAAGCTGCGACCAAAGGTCGTTCGGGCTTTTGCCATTCAGCGCTGTATGTATTCGAGCGTTATAACGCTCAATATAATCGGCGACGCTGCGGGTATATTGCTCTAATGATAAAAGTTTGCGCTTACCGCTTTTAATATTGTCGTTTATACGATGCAGCGCATCGGGAGACTGGTCATGGCCACAATAATCTGCGCCGCCATTCCAGAATTTATCATGCTCATCGCGGAAGGTTCTAAACCAGTGCTCGACCAAACCCTTACCTTTCGAGTTGCCCGGTATCGCGACAGTTTGTGAAATCGCAAAACGTGCGTAGTAGCCAACCGATTCATCGCTCATTAACTTCGATTTAAAACCCGAGCCGTTATCAATGTGCACCCAGTTCGGCACATGGTCGTGTTTAATCATGGCGTGTGATAACGCAAATAGCGTTGATAGAGAACTTTCTGAGGTACTCATATACCAGCCGACAACACATCTGCTCGCGACATCGATCCAGATCGTTAGCTCTGGCCGCCAAGGGCCACCATCACTTTGTCTAGCGATATAGGCATCAATGCAATGGCCATCGCCTTCGTAGACTTCACCTACATCTAGCACGCTCATATCGCGCATCACATAACTCTTGCGGTTAAGATTATGAAAGTGCTTACCGAGGCGGCCCTCGCTGTTGGTGTTTAAGCGCGCAGGTAATGATTTTAGATACCGTGCAACAGATGAATCAGTAGCACTTTCTGCCGGTATGTCATAGACCTCACGCAACTGTTTTGCTACCGCGACATAACTCGGTTTGCTCGGTATGTTATACAGCTTGATCGCTAGCGCTTCCCAGCCTCTGTCTTTACGTACTCTGCCAGTTTTATTATCAAGCAGACCTTGCTTGCCATCGCTTTGATAGGCTTTTATCCAGCCGTGAATCGTGCTGCGCCCGGGCAGCTTACCGCGGTGCCCTAATTGATAAGCAAGATCAATATAGCGCTGAGTTGTTTGACCGCATTCAACATGCGCAATAACATTTTTAATCGCCACATTGGTCGACACTCCATGCGCTACCATTTTTAATAATGGGCGCAAAAATTCTTCACGCTGATTCGCCAGCGAACGCGACTTATGCGTCGCGCTCTGCCAGCGGTCAGTCGTTGACGTTTGTAGTTCGCCACGCCGCTCTAGTAGCGAGCGTGTCAATGCTGTGATGGGAACGACGTTTGTCATAACGCTATTACTTAGCTTGGTCTTTGTTTTTAGGTCTGCCGGGCTTGCGAGGCCTTAGCATCTCTCGCTCATTTTCTCGGATCCGTTTTGCCAGTTCATGCTCTTGCATAAGTTCGTCGCGAATATCGATTGCGCTTTCAATTTCATCGGCACTCAACATTAACTGGCCGATATTGATACCCTGTTGTGATGAAGCCGGCAGGTTGTTTTGAAGCATTGTGAGCAGTCTCGCTGCGCGTGCTTCAATCATTTGTGCGTGGGTAATAAGTGATGCGCCAGCGATGTCGCAAAAAGTTAAAAATTCGGGGGTGTTATCGGTGCTGGATATGATGTTTAACAATTCTGTTGTTATGCGTTCTAGCTCATCCATTTTCAATATGATGTCGTCACTCATTGCTGCTGATTCATGTCGTGTGATATCGACAAAATCAGGGTAATCAGATTTTGTATTTTTGCTTTTTAATTTATTGCGCAGGTCATTGGATTCGATCGATGCTGTTTCTAGCTTTGTTGTTAAGTCAGCGCTTTTTGATTCTAACGATCTAACCTTGTTGCGCAGCTCGGTATAGCTGCCAGATATAAGCTCGTCGAATTCTTCTTGCGTATCGATAACTTGTGCAACAATATCTGTGTCGATCGACGCGAGTATTGAGAGCTTTTTCTGCCCTAAGCCGACTAGCTTAGTGTGTGATTTTTCTGGCGCGGTTAAGAGGAATTTGGCGGCTTGCATTTTCTCTTGCACTGTTCGCTGCTTAAAGCCGTTATCGCTGATCCATTGCTCAAATTCGCCATGCGCCAGCTGCTCTTTAAGGGCCATAAAGCCAAACCCTTGTTTAACCGAGGCTTTGGCTAATACATTTTCTTGCTCAATCAGTAGGTTTTTTAAGTCGTCAACACTGTCCGGTATGTTGACATCTAAGCTGCTGCCAATAGTGCTGCTTGCCAGCCTGTTCGCCAAAGCCGCGCCGGGCGCGCTTTTGTTTTCGTCATTAGAATCGGTCATTTATTGCTCCGTTATCGTTAATAATTAAAGTGAGGCAACGCGTGGCAATCTGCCGCGGTTGTTGTTTTTTCGTGCTTGGTGGTAAATAGGAGGTTTTAAATACCGGCCGGGCCACATTTTTTCTGTGGGTATGCCGGTTTTGGCTGCGATCGCGTAAGCAATGGGATGGCTGGTTTTTACGCCGTGTATGACCTTCAACACGCTTTGCGTTGAAAGCTGCTTGCTTTCACGTAAAGGGGATTCATCACGTGCAATAGACGCGGCTGAACAATTAACTTTTTTTAGTGCAGCTAGAATGTCAGCTGGATGCATTGGCTCTTTTGATATCATAGGTAGTGCTTACCGTGTTGATTGTGCGATACTGGATTCGTTAAGGGTTAGTTTGCACCCTTTAAGATACATTAGCACTATATTTAGTGCATTTAAAGCCGAATTCACCAATAAAAGTGAAATATGTCAGATAATTATCAAGAAATCAGCGCAGAAAGCCGCGGGAAGCGGCTATCAGAAGAGCGAAAACGTCTAAAACTCTCACAAGATGAGCTTGCAGAGCTGGGAGGTATAAAGCGAAATTCACAAAGTCGGTATGAAAAAACCGGCCGATTTGATCTTGGCTATTTAGATAACATTCAATCCGCCGGCATTGATGTGCTGTATGTATTAACGGGCGAGCAAAAAAAAGAGGCCTCAGATGGCCTCGGTTTTAATGCAAATATTGAAAATGCTATTGATGTTGCTTTTGAAGTCCAGACGAAGCTAGACGTTGTATTTAATCGCGAACAACTTAAAGCGCTGGTTGGTTTTTTGGTGTCAACTAATTCGACAATTGATGAAGCGGTAAACTTTGTCTTGGCTGCTCAGTCGTTTGTGAAACATCAGAGTGATTGATAGCGGCAATAAAGCGTAACACCCAGTCGTTAGTTGTTTTTTTGTTGCTACTGATATTTTCATTTTTAGTTCGTACAGGTGAGATTAGACTACTCTTCGACATTATTTCACTCCATAACGATCCCTCTTTCTCGATTTTAATTATTTAAATAATCGATACTTGGAAGCTAATAACTTTTTATATAAAAGACTTTTCATTTAAAACAGCTTGTAAAAAATACCGACAAGTGCAAATGGGCACGTTTCGATATAATCTAGTCTATGTTATTTCAATCTTAATATTTCGTTTTTTTTGTAAAAAATAGGCTAAGGACGAATAAGGAGAGCGCTGATGATAAATATATTAATTGTTTTTTGTGTGATAATCATAATGGTTGTTGTATACCGCATGCTCTCAGGTACCTTTAAAAGTGCAATAACGGGTTTGCGATGGGCTTCGGGAAACGTTAGAGCTGAAGAAAAAAATGACTATGATGCAATGGCACAGCGATTAAGTGTGCTGGAATTATTAACATTGCTGGTTATCTTTATTGCGTTAATGTACTGCGCGCTAAAATACTTATAAAGTCTGCCCGCATAGCCGTTTAAATCGCGGTTAATTTTAATTTACAGAAAAGCCACGCGCCATTTTAGCGGCTTAAATAAAAATCGCTTAGAACGCCATACAGGCCGTTTAATAAATTGTTCACGCCCTTCCTGTTTTTATATTCTTTAAATTATTACTTCAATTATTACATCTATTTCCTGCCGAAAAATTTCAGTGTCGTTATTTATTTAATGCTACGTTTTAATACGCAGCATGAAAAAACAAACTCAGCAACGTGCACTAGATAACTGGTTCGAAATCGGTCGTGTCGGAACAGCGACAGATAAGAACGGTAAAACAGTTTCGTTTAGTGAAAATGATCTCGACGGCATTATTAGTAATGCCGACGTTAATGATCCTGCCCCTTTAGTTATCGGTCATCCTAAAGAAAACAATCCTGCCTATGGTTGGACTGCCACGCTTAAGCGTGACGGTACGTCTTTGTTTGCCAAAGCAGACGAATACGTTGATCAGTTTTCGGATTGGGTTGACAAGAAGCTGTATCGCAAACGATCTATGGCGTTGAAGCTTTTATCGGATGGCACCTATAAATTAATTCATATCGGCTTTTTAGGCGCTAAACCGCCGGCGATCGAAGGTATGCAAGATTTGCAGTACGCGACCAACACAGAGTCAATTGTGTTTGAGTTAAGTGTCGAAGATGCGGTGCTCACGCACGGCTGGAAAATTAATAGTGTTGGGCGTGTGTTACGGAATTTAAAAAACCGTTTAATCGCGTCGGATGGTGTTGACGAAGCTGACGAAGCATTGCCCGAGTATTTAATTGATGATTTGTCGAGCACATCCGAAACAACACGTGCACAACTCGATGACGACAATCATTTTTCACAACATCAGGACGAAGGGGAAAACAAGGTGAAAACATTTAATTTAACAGAATCAGAATTACAGTCGCAAATTGAAACGGCTGTTAATGCAGCCGTTACGCCATTAAACGCTGAGCTTGCAGCTGCGAAAAATGACAGCGAACAACGTGAGTTTGCTGGACGTGTTGCTGATGCCACCGCCGTATTAGATGCAGCGGTTGAAAAAGGCACGTTATTGCCTGCGCAAACACCCGGCTTGGCAGAGTTCATGGCTGGTTTATCGAGTGATTCTGATGAGTCGTTTGAGTTTAGTGTTGGTGACGGCGCAAAGGCGCAGAAAAAAACAGACACCCCGTTTGAATTTGCAAAACGCTTTATTGAGTCGTTAGGCAAACAGTTAAATGTGGGCGGTCGTGATGATGAGGCGCCAGAGTCTACGTCGCGAAATGAATTCTCTGCACCGACTGGAGCAACTGTCGACGAGAGTCGTTCAGGGTTACATACCAAAGCGATGGAATATTCAACGCAACATAAAGTGAGTTATACAGAAGCCGTTATTGCTGTTAGCGAATAGCTGTTAGCAGCAACGCTGTATCCACCATTATTTAAATTATTAATTTAGGAGTTTGTCATGGGACAGAAGCAATTTATGAATATTGCACCGATCACTATTTTAGCCGCGGCTGCATTAGTGGCGCATCGTTTTGTCGGAACCAATTACGAACATGCTGCGGCCCAAGCGAACACCATTGGTGTGACGATGCATGAGGCTGCTATTGACGAAGACGTTGGTGTTGAAACGTTAGGCCCGATCGCAGTTGAAACCGGCGGTGCAGTGACTGAGGGCGGCCCGATTCAATCGGACGCAACCGGTCGAGCCGTTGACCATGCTGGCGGCGCAGTCGTTGGGCGAGCATTAGGGTCGGCTACAGTCGCAGGTGATTATGTGCAGGTGTTGTTAATTCGTAATTAGCAGCATTAGTTAATGTGGTCGTTAGGCCGCACATTTAAACATTATTTAAATCGCGAAATTGGAGAACGTTATGAAGCGATCGGATGTAAGAGTTATTGATCCTGTTTTATCTAGATCAGCGCAGGGTTATAAAGGTCAGGAATTGATTGCTGAAGTGCTATTCCCTCGCATTAATTGCCCGAAATCTGGGATTCGATTAATGAAGTTCGGCAAAGAAGCATTTATTCGCTATGCAACGCGTCGTGCGCCGGGTGCATCAACTACTCGCGTGCAATATGGATACGCGAGTGAGCCGGTGGCTCTCTATCAAGATGCTCTAGATGCTGTTGTACCGCGCGAATGGCTTAGAGACTCTCAAGATGTGCCGTTGGTTAATCAGGAGATGACCGCGGTTAACAACGTGATGAGAAGTGTTTTATTGGCACACGAAATGGATTGTGCCGCAATAGCGTTAGACGCTAATAATTATAGCGTAAACAACAAAATTGCTCTCACTACCGGTGTTGATCAGTGGACAGTTGCGAACGTTGATATTAGTAAAGAGTTTCGTGATTACAAAGAAGCAGTGCGAGCGCAAATTGGGGTTTACCCGAATACATTAGAACTATCGCCCAGCGACTTTAATGCGATTGCTGAAAACAACCTTGTGAAGGATCGTTTTAAATACACCAGCCCTGATTCATTAACTGTTGAAATGATTGCTCGTTATTTAGAGCTAGAAACCGTTGTCGTTGGTAAAGCTGTATCAGCTGAAAACGAAAATGCTGATTTTCAAGATGTGTGGACTGGCTCGGTATTAGGCTATGTTCCGCCCGAAGGTGAGCGCTCAATGGCTACGCCAAGTTTTGGTTATAGCTACATTCTTGACCAGCATCCATTAGTCGAAGCTGCCTATTGGGATCGGGATTCTAAAAGCTGGCTGTACGGTGTTGAAATGGAGCGCCGACCTTATATGACAGGTATGTCTGCCGGCTTCTTAATCGAAAACGCCTCTTAATTACCAAGTTCGGTTGTTAGCCCTAGCGGCTATCGAACCACATGCGCAAGGATGCGCACCTATTTTTTTTGGAGTTAACAATGAAAAGTTATTTTTGTATCAGCCCGGTTAAATATAAAGGCAAACGCCGCATCAATTGCCAAATTCAATTAACCGATGAGCAAGCTGCGCCATTGCTTGCACTTAGAACCCCACCGATTCGTGAAATTGAAACTGATGAAACTGATGAAACTGATGATGCCGATAAAGCGCCAGCAGCTTCATCAAAGCCAGCAGCTTCAGACGCGACTAACGATGATGTTACGGCGGAACAGCTAGCGACATTCAGTGCTGCGGTTGGAACGTTAGATGCGACAGCGGGTGATTTTACCAGTGCTGGTGTACCCGAATTGCGGCCGCTGAAAAAAGCGCTAGGTGATTCTTTAGGCCCCATTAATGCTGCGCTGCGCAATAAATTATGGGCTGCTCATTTAGAAAGTTTGAGTAGCTAATTTATAACCCCTCGATGAAATAGAGAGTGTGAATGCATAGCCGAGGTGCTCACACGCTGTTCTCTTCTCGGCACTTAATCTTTTTATAGGGTGTTTGATGTACGCAACAGTTGAAAATATATGTACAAACTATGGCTATCGAGAAATCAGTGAGCTGTTGTGGGATGAAGAAAACGATATTACAGAAATTTTATTGCGTGATGCTGTTGCCGAGAATGATTTGTCGGCTTATACGCAGCAAGAGCAAAATAGCATTGCGCTTGCTATTGCTCGCGTCAATATCATGTTGCAACAACAGTCCAACAAAATCGATACCTATGTGGGATCCGCCTATGTGTTACCGCTTACGATTGAAGTTGTTGATGCAACACCCTTGCAAGAGTGTTGTGCTGCTTTAACCCGCGCTGTACTTAGCGATGATGGTGATAATTTAGCAAAACATATTCTTGATGAGCGTAAGCACTGGCTTGAGTGGTTAAAAAATTTAGCAAAACGCGACATTGTTTTACCCGGTGCACAACGAGTCCCTATTGACGAAACCGGTACCGGTTATGACAACCGACGATTAACGAAAACGCCAAGCTCGTGTATTGATTTTTCGAATTACTGAGCGGCCCAGCGGACTGTGGCTTAAAACATCCGCTGCTTAGCCTCAGCCCTCCTTGCTGGTTGATGCAAAATCGCTGAGGTGATAAGCGTCGGGGGCGTGCCGACCGACAAGCGCATTTGTTTCATGTGGAACGTTTATGGGCCTTAAGATTGAATACGATTTAGATTTAGCGCAGCCAACGCGAGCGCTTAATGCATTGTCCGATATCGATAAGCAGCAGCTAGCAGAAGATATTGGTGAGTTGCTGTTAGAAGAAACATTATTTAATTTTGAGAAGGAGCAATCACCGACAGGTGAAAAGTGGACACAAAGCCAGCGCGCAGCAGACGGCGGTAAAACGTTACAAGACTTTGGTCATTTGCGCGATTCGATTGTTTATTTAGCTAGTTCTGATGGTGTAGAAATTGGCAGCGCATTAGTTTATGCAGCAATACATCAATTTGGCGGCAATGCAGGACGCAACAACTCGGTTGAAATTGAAGCGCGGCCGTTTTTAGGTTTAAACGACAGTTTAGAAACCGAAATTGGCGAGATGGTTACTGATGCGTATGAACAGGCTTTAAAAGGTAATTAACATGAGTTTAAACGGCCTGACATCAGCAGTAACGAACACATTGATATCGCAGATACCAGATATCGCCGGTCGATCTATTAAAGAGCATGCCGGCCAATTTACTGCTTCTGCCATTGCGAATGAAAAGTTTTCGAGTCAGGCAATTTTTATTGGCTGCTTGGGCGCAAAAGATGACAGAGGCAACGCGTTAGATGTCGCGTTGTTGCAAAGCGAATACGGTTCATCGATTTATGCAACGCGAATGATTGCTGTATGTGTTGCGAAACATGCCAGCGCTAGAACGCAATCAAATGCTCTAGCACGTGATTCAGCTGAAACAGTGATGCAGTTGTTACACCGGCAAGATTGGAATTTAAACTATGTAACACCGGCGTTTAATCGCTCATGCGAGCCGATGTTAACAGCCACTGTTGACAATAGTCGATTGTCGTTTTGGAGGGTTCAGTGGTGGCATTACATTGCATTAAATAGCGATGTTCCGTTTAACCTTGAAGATTTTGATGGCTGGGACGGCGATACGATTTTACCAGAATTAACACCGGCCACGGTTGACTTACAAACGGATCCACCGGTTATGTCTACACAGGTTGATCACGATTAATAAATTGCTTAAGGAGCGATGATGACTAAGAAAGTTAAGGCAGTGAAAGCAGTGAAAACAACGCGTTTATATCCTGCTCCAGGTACTGCTCCGCGGCATCCATTAACGACACGGCGCATCGATCAAAACGGTGAAAATTTATTTATTACACCGGCGATCGCTCGCATGATTCGTGATGGCGATTTAGTCGCAAAAAAACCAAAGGTCAGTTAATAGTAACTGTTAGCTAAATTTTTTATTGAGTAACGAGCGTTAGCTCAAACAGACAGAGGTGAAAATGGATACGGTATTCACGTTTAACAATATCCCTAGCAATTTTCGTGTACCGGGTTTTTATTTTGAACTCGATCCAAGTAAAGCCAATAGCGGAACCTATATTCCTAAGTTGTTGGTATTGGGACAAATGCTAACAACCGGCGGCAATGCCGGTGCGGCCGCACCTGAAACCATGTATCGCCTTACCGCGGCTAGTGAGGGCGATGTGTTATTTGGTCGGGGGTCAATGATTTCAGAAATGATTAACATTGTGTTTTTAGGTAACCCAGAGCAAGAGGTCTGGGCTTGCGCGCAGGCTGATGTTGATGTTGGCAGTGGCGGCGTAAAAGCGACAGCGACAGCAACGTTTGCTGGCACGATGACAGATAACGGTTTATTTATTGCTGATATTGCGGGTTTTGAGATACGCATTGGTGTGCTGAACGGCGATACCAGTGCCACCATTGTTGCCGCGTTAGCCGCAGCAATTACAGCGAATGAAGCATTGCCGTTAACCGCGGCTGTTGGTGGAGCGCCTGAGCAGTTAGTGTTTACCGCAAAACATAACGGTGAAGTACCTAACGACTTAATCGTTAATATTGAATACGCCGGCACCACCGCTGCGGGTGTAACCGTTAATGCCAATGGCAGTTATCAATTAGCTGGCGGTGCAACTAACCCCGGGCTTGTTAATACTTTTGCTGCAATGGGTGATGAATGGTATCGCTGGATTGCGATGCCTTATACCGACACTGCAAATTTAACGGCGCTAAAAACGGAACTTGATGAGCGCTTTGGCCCAGTGCAAGCCATTGGCGCACGTGCTTTTACTGCGTATAGAGGCACTAACGGCCAAGCTGCTGCATTTGGCGACACATTAAATAGTGAACATATCACGTGTATGGGTACTAGCCTCGCTGCACAGCCGTCTTATATTTGGTCTGCTGCTAATGCGGTTGCCGCAGGCAATTCGTTAGCTAAGGACTCTAGCCGTCCGTTACGCACGTTGCCGTTAATTGGCATTGTCGCGCCGAAAAAACAAAATATCTTTACCAAGATACAGCAAAATTTATTGTTGTTTGATGGCATATCTACGTTTGATGTTGCTAGCGACGGCACGGTAATGATTAGCAAGCAAATCACTACGCGTCAAGAAACTGCGCTGGGTTTACCTGATGATTCAATGTTAAGTATTAATGCGCCTGAGCAATATGAAGATTATAGATTTGATCAAAAAATTCTATTTGCTCCTCATGTCCGCGACAAGTTGTCTGAAGACAGCCCTAATTTACCGGCTGGCCAAGCAATTATGACGCCTAAAAAAGCAGAAATTTTATTAAAGGGTTGGTATGTCGATGTTCAGATTGGACTGCGCGGCCGATGCGAGCGTGCTGAGGATTTCAAACCATTAGTGATTAAAAACGGTTCACGTTTAGAAATTATTGATAACCCGAAATTTGCTGACGGTTTTGAGCAAGTTTATATACGCAGCGAAAAAAGTAATTGATTGATTGATTTTGTACTAGTGCTGTTGCATTAAATACGCGTTATTTATTGAGGATAAAAAGATGGACATCGAAAAGGTTTTATTCATCGACTTTCAGGGCTTTGGTCGCTTACACACCGCTGATAACAGTTTTGATCCGGGCGGTGTTGTGAATGCGATTGAAGAAGATGATGCCGGTGATGCAGGGTTTAGTTCACAAAACAAGGGTGCACGCTTAAGCACTAAAGTGCTCAAAACAACGAACATTGCGGTTAATTCTCTGCGTAGCTTTCGCGGCACGATTACGATTACGACAGAAAGCGGCACAACTTATGCAATGCAAAATGCGCGTTGTGTCAGTGAAACGCCCCTAGCGAGCGGTCAGGTATCGTTAGAGTACGCGGCTATTACTCGCGCACAAGAAGTGTCGGCTTAATGATGAACCAAACAACATCGTTTGATTTGCCCAAGGGGCTGTCGGTTGGTGATGACCGACAGACAACATGCATTATTCGCAGCTTGAATGGGTTGGAATATCTTAATTGTTTAACGGATGCTGAAAAGATATTGATGGTGCCGGTTGGTACTGATGAAAGCGGTAACCCTATTTTAGACCCGCAATTAATTAGCAGCCCCGCGCTAATGTCAATGTCGGTTTTAAAAGCATCGGTTAAACAAATTGGTGAATTTACTGCGCCGATTCCTGATGAGATTTGGGAAAAACTGAGCCGCGACGATATCAATTTAATGATGCAAAAAATGGATGAATTTGAAACCGCGCTCTTGGCGGTAGCGCAACGGGGGCGCTCAGATCCAGCTGGCCAACAGGCTACGCTGGATAACGAATAGATTAAGTCGCTTTTCAAGCATTCCTCGGCACCACTTTTTAGCAATGAACCAACGACAATTAATTGAGTATCTACTAGACGGCAGCTCTGATGACTGATCAAACGCTAAATGCTTCGCTTATGCTCAACTTCGGTGGCAATTTTGCTACCGGGTTAGGTAAAAGTGAGGATGCGTTAAAATCATTTAGCCGCAATGGTAAACGGCATTTGTCGATTGTGCAGCGTTCTGCTGCTGTTGCTGACAAACAAGTTAATCGTTTATTGAATAGATGGGTAGCATTAGCCACCGGCGGTGCGATTGTTGCAGCGAGTAAACGAGTTGTTGATTTTGATGCAACGCTCATGCAGCTAGCTGTTGATGCCGATATTACTGACAAGGACTTAGCAAAATTAAAACAACAGCTTTTTGATGTTGCGAATGCAGCAGATATTAGAGTTAACCCTACCCAATTATCTGACGGTATAGCAAAAATTAATGCGCAAACCGGTGCTGTTGAGGTAGGCATCGAAAATTTGCGTACACTCGGTTTAGTCATTCGAGCTACGGGTGCATCGGGTGAAGATGCTGGAGCGCTCATTGCTAACTTCTATGAAAAATTTCGTGTTAATGATCCTGACGAAATATTATCACTGCTTGATATTGCTGCAAAACTTGGTAAAGACGGTGCATTTGAGCTGCGTAATTTAGCGACCGAAGGTAACACAGTCGCTACCGCTTATGCGGCGACAGGCAGAACAGGAAAAGTTGCAGCGCAAGAAATGTTAGCGCTATTGCAAATTGTTAGACGATCGACTCCGTCAGCTGCTGAAGCGGCAACAGCGTTCTCACGATTAATTTCAACATTAACGTCTGAAAAAGCTGGATTGTTAGGTGATGCTGGTATTCAAATTTGGGATCCAGAACAGTTAAAGCTCGGCAATAAAATGGCACGTCCCGTCGGTAATATTGTTTTAGATATATTAAAGCTCACAAAAGCCGATCCTGAAATGCTAGCCCAGATTTTTGATACTCGCGCATTGCGTGCTGCAAACGCGTTTGCACTAGAGTTTAAAGCTACTGGCGGCCTGCCATCATTAGATGAATTTATGAACGTTACTGGTGACGGATCGCAGTTACTAATTGATGCTGCTCGTAATGCAGGTACCGCTAAAGCGGCGATTCAAACACTAAGTAATGCCGCTGGCCGATTTGCAGATATCAATTTATCAAAGCCAATAGTAGATTTAGCTGAGGCGATTAATAAACTTGATGACAGCGAATTACAAGAAATTTTTGAAACAACTAAAGAATGGGCTAAAGCGATTGGCATTGCTCTTGTTGCGTATAAAACTTTGCGAGCCGGGCAAAAACTGAGTGCGTTTAGTAAGCGTAGTGGCGGTTTAAATTCGGCCGCGGGTGCTGCTGCTGGGCCTATCCCTGTTTATGTTGTCAATATGGCGGGCGGTATGCGTAAGCAGCTAGGCTCTAAAACAGGTACCGCGGCTGGTGTTGGCGCAGGTGCAGCCGCGGCTGGTTCTGGCGTAGCAGGCGCAGCCGGTGCTGGTGCAGCTGGTGCAGGTGCTAAAGCAAGTAAGTTGGCGCGATTTGGTTCAAAAGCAGGCGTGCTTGGTGGTGCTTCGCTTCAAGTGGTCGGTGCAGGTTTGATTGCGTTTGAGATCGGTAATTTAATTAACCATCATTTAATACAAAATAAAGCGACTGGTCGAGGCATAGACAAAGCATTAACGGCGAGCGGATTAATTGATTTTCTGGTTGCTGACAGCAAAGTGCAATTAGCCGATCGCGATTCTGCAACTACAAAAATTGAGTTAGATGTTTCACCTGAGCTGTCACGCTTGGTCAGAATTAATTCGACAAACACTGATGCAAACATAGAGCTGAGTGGCTCTAATATGAGTACACAATAATGAGCTGGTTAGATGATTTATCACCGGCCAGCTACAACGGCGTTAAATTTTTCGTTAGCAGTAGCGATATGCCATTTGGCCGCCGGGTACCTGTTAGCCAGTTTCCGTATCGCGACGATGCATGGATTGATGACCTCGGCGCAGAACATAAAGCTCTGCGAGTTACCGGCTTTTTAATTGATGATATAAACGATGACATATCATTATCTGAACAGCGCCAAGCGCTTTTTGATGAGCTAAATAAGTCTGGAAATGGCCAGCTTATTCACCCGCGGCTCGGTGATATCACTGTCCAGCCGGGTGCTTGCCGCTGGTCAACCAAGGGCGGCCGCGAAGTAATTACGCTAATGTTTCACCCGCCTGCTGCGCCAGCTCAACCAACCGTTAATGAGCAAACACAACAACGTGTTGACGCTGCTGCGTTAAGTACGGCGCCTGCGATTGCTGATAATTTAGTGAAACGCGTTAAATTAACGACAGGTGATTTAATTGAGAGAGCGCAAACCGTTGTTAGCAGCGGGCTTAATAAAATACGTTCAATTAATGCATCATTAGATGCTGCAATAGCGCCAATTAGTGAGATACAACAACAGATCGATTCGATTACCGATAACTTTGTTGAGCTAATTAATAAGCCGCGGGAATTTGTTAGCGCAATAACCGGTGTTTATAAATCGGTTTATTCATCGTTCTCTACTGTGAGCGACGCTATGAGTGCTTATCGTAGTTCGTCTGATAGTTTTAATGCGATTTCCCCTGTAACAGGTATAACACCAACACGCGTGCAAGAAGCGCAAAACCAAACCGCATTAATTGACACTATAAAAACCATTGCGACTGTTGAGGCGATTCGTTTTGTTGCGCAGCAAAGCCGCAATGTTAATGCTGATGCTGTTAGTAGTCCCTTCGATAGTTATGACAGTGCAGTTGTGTTGCGTGATGATTTGATTACCACGATCGATACGATTAGCGAGACTGCTGATCAATTGATGTTTGCCGCTTTAACTGAACTACGAATTACCTTTGCAGTGCATTTAGATAAGCACGGCGTGAGTTTGCCGCGCGTATCGGTTGTGCACTATCAGAACGCACTACCTGCGTTAGTTATTTCTCATATTTTATACGGTGATATCAGTCATACCGAGGATATTTTTACTCGCAATTTATTATCCCAGCCGCTGCACATTGAAGCTGGGACGCGGTTAGAAGTGCTTAAAACGGCTGCTTAATATTGGAGAGCATCATGATAGAGAATATTTTTAGGCTGCATAAACCAAGTTTGTTTTTATTAGTCGTCGGATTATTTATGGCATTTGGCGTGGCTCAATCACACAGTGCGGGGATGCAAAACATGAGTGGTTTTTCGTTAGAAATCGATAATAAAATTTATACCGGCTGGCAAGATGTAACGGTTAGCCGATCGATGGAGCGTGTTAACCATGTTTATTCATTAACCGTGGCGAATTCGTGGCGCACTGATACGCATCGCGATATTCGAGCCGGTGACGCAATACGATTATTGTTTGACGATGAGTTGATTAGTACGGGTTACATTGACCATAAGGCACCTGAATACAATGCTAAAAGCCAGTTTTTAAAAATTACAGGACGCTCAAAAACGCAAGACCTAGTTGATAGCACGGTCGTTAATCAGTCGTTTAAAGAACAGAGCTTGCTGCAAATAGCTCAGCAGATATGTAAACCGTTTGGTATTGATGTGGTGGATTTAGCAGACAGCACTCAACCGTTTTTAAATGAACAAAAAATTGATGAAGGCCAGACGCCCTTTGATTTTTTAGAGCAAATGGCCCGCGTGCGGGCGGTGCGATTAATGGAATCGCCCGACGGTAAATTGTTATTGACGCGCGCAAACCTTGCACCAAGCACTTCTGAGTTGGTGTTGGGTAACAATATTTTAAAAGCGAGCGGGAAATTTAGCTATCAAGAGAGGTTTAGCATTCATACGGTTTTAAGTAATCAGGATGCCGGATTGTTCTCCTCCCCTGATGCCGCTGCGCACCCTGCCGGAATTGCGATAGATGAAACCGTTAGATACCGACCGATGACCGTGCTTAATGATGATCCCGCAGATATTGAGACTTGCACGCAGCGCGCGCAATGGCAGTTAAGAACGAACTTAGGGCGCAGCCAGCAAGTAGTTTATACAACCGTAGGTGCTAAAAATTCCGACGGTTTAGTTTGGAGTCCTAACGAATTGGTTTATGTCGATGATGAATATCAGGGTATTAGCGGCGATAGATTGATTGTTGAATCAGTATTAAAAGTTGATGCGAATGGTGTTCGTAGTGAGTTAATGGTGATGCCTGCGCAGGCGTTTACATTAGAGCCGCTACCTGAACCCAGCGCTGATGCCAGCGGCTTATTTGGTTAATTCAGGCTAACTATGAAAGCAATGTTTAACAAAATATTATTTTCGTTACGGCGTTTGCACACACGCAGTGTGCAGACGCGTTCGCGCTATGTTGAGAAGTTGCGTTTATTGCAAACACAGCCACGAGCCAACGGTGATCCTTTTGATGCACAACATATTGAGCCATTCGGTTTTACCGGGCATGCACCCGATGGCAGTGAACATTTATTACTCTCGTTTGGCGGTAATCGATCGCATACGATTGTATTAATGGCGCATAACGAGCAATACAGATTAACAGTAGCCCAAGGTGAGTGCGCAATTTACAACACCAATGGCGATTATGTGCAGTTAAAAAATAGTGGTGAAATTGAAGTTAAATCCAGTTTAAGAGTCGTTTTAGATGCCCCTGAAACGCTTGTTAAACAAGATTTACATGTTGAGGGTGACAGTGTGTTTGACGGCAGCATGATGAATGCTGGTAAGCCGGTTGATAGCACGCATACACATTCAGATGTGCAGGCAGGAACGTCAGATAGCGGAGCTGTTTCATGAGTGTTTTAGAACATAGATTAAATTTAGCAACGGGCACTGGCGATTTGGCACCACTCGACAGTGAGTTGCCCGTGAGTGATGACCCTATGCCTGCATTGATTTATAGAACGCTATTTACGAATGCGCGTGCCAGCGTTGAAGAAGTTAGACAGGCCGGCTTAATTGAAAGCAACTTGGGTGGCCATTGGGCCGATGGTTTTTATGATAGGTCGTTTGGTTCAAAGCTGTGGTTATTGGTTAGAGAATCCAATAGCCCGGCAACATGGGATAAAGCAAAAAAATATTGCGAAGACTCACTATCACACTTGATAGGTGAGTACGCGCGATCGATTGTGATAGACACCGGTTTTAGAGCTGCTGCGCAGATGTATATCACTGTGAAATATGAGCGTGCCGACGGTACGCGCAATACTGTAAACGAGGTGTTTAGTTTTGCCGCTTAATTTACCGACATTAGTAGAAACGCGCGAGCAAATTATTAGCGATATTGAATTGCGCTCGCAGCAAGCTGGGATTGTTGCTGATGCTCGAACACCGGGTACCGGTTATACCGAGCTGGCGAATGCCGTGTCTGCGGTTGCTAACGGTTTATATCTAAATCAGCAATGGTTAATTGACCAGCTTTTTGTTGAGAAAATGGATGAGAACACATTAGTTCGACGCTCGGCCGAAAAAGGCATTACGCGATTAGTGGCTTCGTTTGCGTCGGGCACGGTAACCGCAACAGGCACGAATGGCACTGTGATTAGCGCAGGCGTTGTATTGCAGCGTAAACAGTTGCAATACCGGGTAACGAGTGATGTGACGATTACGGCCGGTACCGCATCGGTTGAACTAATAGCAATGGCGGCTGGAGCGGATAGCAATGTTAATGCCGGTGAAACGTTGAATTTTATTGCTGCGATTGCGGGTGTGGATTCAGCTGCAACAGTAGTGTTAATGGCTGCTGGCGCGGATGCAGAACCACTTGATAGATTACGCGCCCGATTTTTAGAGCGGCTACAAGCGCCCCCGATGGGCGGTAAAGATCGTGACTACTTAGCATGGGCAAAACAGGCGCACGTTGATGTAACGAGAGCATTTGTTTTTGCGCATGAAACCGGCGTTGGTTCGTTAGTTGTGCGTATTGTCACTGAAGACCTCGCTAACCCGATACCGAATGCAGCAGTGTTAACTGCTGTCTCTGATTATATTGAGATTGAACGCCCCGCAGGTTTGCGTAGCCTGACTGTTGAAGCGCCTACGGCGTTACCGCTGAATTTAGTTTTTACTGCGTTAACAAATAATACGCCGGCAGTACAAGCAGCCATTGAAGCTGAAATTGTTGATTTAATTCGGCAGGAAGGCGTGCCAGCTACAACGTTATTGTTATCACATATACGTGAGGCGATTTCGCGAGCCGCGGGTGAAATTGATTTTGAAATTACTTTAAATGCAGATGTTGTAATTGCTGCTAATCAGTTCCCGACCATAGGGAATACAACATGGCCGTAAGTGCTGCTGACATTACTGCGATGATGATTGCGCTGTTGCCGCACGGTGACGCTTGGCCCTGTACTACGGAGAGCAATTTTGGCCAGCTGATGCAGCCATACGCTGATGAGTTTGCGCGGATTTCATCGATGCATGATGTTGTTTTTAATGAAATGAGCACGCATACAACAGCGCAGATGCTCGATGAATATGAGCTTGATTACGGTTTACCTGATTGTGTGTTAGATGCTCAAACGACACTGCAACGGCTTAATGCGTTGATGATTAAGGATGATTTGGTGGGTGGACAAGATCGACAGTTTTTTATCGATTTAGCTGCGCAGCTCGGTTATGCAATAACGATTGCGGAGTTTAATGAAGCTAACCCGGGGCCGCCCACGGCGTTTCAAGGTGTGCCGCTGGCGGGTCAAGACTGGAATTTTGTTTGGCAAATAACGGCGGATACAAACATTACGCCGCGGGGTTATGGCTCGCAATATAACGAGCGATACAGCAATACAAATAGTGAGTTACTTGAATGCACGTTACGTGCTTATGCGCATGATCATCGCGTTTTATTATTTAATTTTATTTAGTAGGTATTGATATGGATTATCCAGATCCGCAAGCTCGTAATTTAGATGTTAACGGCAAGTTTCAGGATGAGTCGTTTGATCTGCCGGGCGATATGAATGCAGTTTACGATGAGTTGATAGCGTTGATTAGCGTACTAGGCGGTACAGCTGCGCGGGGAAATTTAGCGCAAATTTCGACGTTATTAGATAGTGCTCTTGATAGTAAGTCGAATACCGGACATGGGCATGCGCAATCAAGTATCACCGGCTTAGTGGCAGCGCTTGCGGGTAAATCAGCAACCGGACATGGGCATGCGCAATCAAGTATCACGGGCTTAGTGGCAGCGCTTGAGGGTAAATCAGCTACCGGGCATGGGCATGTACAAGCAGAGATAACAGACGTAAATTTTGCTGGCATGGTTGTGGCGTTTCCGTTGACGTCTGCGCCGACGGGTTTTTTAAAATGCAATGGTGCAGCAGTATCACGCACTTCATACAGTGCTCTTTTTTCAGCGATAGGCACTATTTTTGGAACCGGTAATGGCAGTACAACGTTTAACTTGCCGGATTTGAGGGGTGATGTGATACGGGGGTGGGACGACGGACGGGGTGTCGATAGCGGTCGAGCATTAGGATCTTTACAGCTTGATGCGCTGCAAAACATTACTGGTACATTGAGGAGCGGGTCAAGAGGTAGCTTTGGTAGCTCCAACTCTGGCGCATTCAGCGCGCCCTACGGAAGTTCGCTACATGGTAGCGGTACTAATTTCAGTTCCAGTTCGAGTGTCGATTTTGACGCGTCTTTAGTCGTTCGTACATCTGATGAAACTCGCGCTAGAAACTCTGCGCTAACTTTATGTATTAAATACTGAGAAAACGATGAATATATATAATTACGATAGCGAAACATTTGAATATTTAAACTCGTCTGTTGCTGACGAGGATCCCGTTGATGCAGGTGATTTTTTAATTCCGGCATTTGCAACGATCGTTGAGCCATTATCTGCTAGTGCCGATGAGGTTGCTGTTTTTGACCCTAGCAGTAACGAATGGACGCTAGTGCCTGATTTTCGTGGCTCAGAATATTGGTTAGCTGATGGATCGCGTCATGAAATTAATGAGGTTGGTGTTAGTTTGCCGCAGGACGCATTACTAGCTGCGCCGCCTCAAAGTCTTGAGGATGCTAAAGCTGAGAAGCTATTACAGATCGACAGTGAAGAGACGCTGTTGGTTGAAAGTGGCTTTGATAGTGATGCATTGGGAACTACACACAGATATAGCTCTGATGAAAAGAGCCAATTTAACTTAGTAGGGTCAGTCGTTGCAGCAGAGGATACTAATTATAAGTGTGCGGATGCGGCTGGGGAATCAATATATCGATTTCATACAGCTGCGCAAATTCAGCAGGTACTGGTTGATGGGAAAAACGTAAAGCTAGCAGCGATGGAAGCAGCAGAGATTAAGCGATATCAAGTGGGTATAGCTGTTTCAACAGCGGAACTTGATGCCATTATTATTAGCGTTTGATTTTTATTAGTTAATTTAAAAACCGGAGAAAGTTATGAATAACAGTATTACAGAGTTTGTTTTAACGACGTTGTTACTGCTTGCTGTAGTAACTATATATGCGTTTTGGGGTAAAGGCTGGCCTTATGTTAAATCTTATTTTGCCAGCGATGCTGGTAAAGGCGTGTTAAAAGGCATTATTTTGGCGACAGGATCGGTGACGCTGCTCGCAATACTTAGCACTGTGGTAGGTTGCTCCGGCACGTATTTAAACGAAGCAAGTGTATATGCGGGGCTGGATAGCACTAAAAATATTAGCCCTCAATGCGAGGCCGAAGGGCCGAACGATCGGCTCACGAGTAATTTAGGTGCGCGAGTTAATCTTTATGAATCAGAAGACGGCCGCTTTTCTAACAGCTTGCAGTACACCCACCACTCATGCGCTTTTAATATCGATGCCACGGGTTATGACGCGTATGGGTTCCAGCTTGATTATAAAATTTGGCAAAAAAAATAGCGGTATTTTAATTCTAATTTAGGTTTATTGTTTTTAAAGACAGGTGCGGTTAAATGACTAAAAACATAGTAGCAGCAACACACACGTTTCATGATCACGGCAGTGGGATTTTTCGTACTGGTGCACCGGTTGTTTCCGGTGATCGCCCGCATATTCTTTTAACTGGTAACAATCCTCACACCGCTGCGCTTAATGCTAACTACGCATCCAGTACTTTAAGAAGTACAACACTTTCAGAAGTTGGCGGTGCGAATCAGTACGCTTACCGCCTCTATGACATTGCGTTAGGTTATGCAATTGAAAATGACGCAGCTGTAGGACAGTATGCTGTTGATGAGGTTGAGGCTATTGTTGCTAATCACGAATCTGCATTTGCACCATTTATTGCCGGTGACATTGCGCCTATTCGCGCCAACGCGCAGGTTTTCGCTTATGATCGCGGACTCTATGCGCATCAAACAATTAAAAGTATAGCCCTGACATTTGATTGGTGTTACGACTTGCTGACACCCACTCAGCGCACACGCTGGATGGATGTTTGTATGCAGATTATGTATGCAATACTTAACCCCTACGATGCGCGAATTCACAATAACGGTAACTCTGTTGACTGGGAAGACACGCCTGGAGGTAACAATCCATACACTTGGGCTTGGGACACTGTATCAAGTAATTATCATCATCATCATATAGCTGGATTAGCAGTTGCTGCATTAGCATTTAAAGACATGCCTGCGATCACTTACACAATGCAAAGCGGTAACGTTAGTCTCGATTCTGATTATTGGTTAAATGAATTAACTACGGTTCAGCTGCCTCGAATGGCAGTATTGTTTGATCAGATGCTAGGTGGAGGTTCAATAGAAGGGACTAACTACGGTAAAGCCATTCACGATTTATATTACGCGAGGGCTATGATGAGATGGTCAACAGGTGTAGATCACTTTGCACCTATCGCCACGTACTTAGAGTCGACTGTAATGTGGCGAGCATTTTTAACCATGCCGGATCTTTACGGATCCAATGATACGCCACTGAGTCTCTCGCACGGTAGAAATGCTACTGAACCAACGGCTGTAATTACGAGGGACGAGGTTTATTCTTATGCCGAAGCATTGGCAGGTAATGAGTCGCATCCGTTTGCGGGAGAACTTAAGAAAATGATTTCCCAGCATCAGTATTATCCGTCCGGCGGTATCTGGGCGAGAATGCAGGGCTTAGGTTTTATAATGCGTCCTGTTTATGATGCAATTACAGAAGCTGCTACTTATGACAATATGCCTAAAGTTTGGGCAGCATCGCATGCAGGCGATAACATTCTAAGAACGGGTTTCGATGCAGATGATATATCTGTTTCACTTCGGTCTGGTGAGTTACATAGCGGCAACCATGCACATGATGATGCGACATCTGTGACTCTGTGGAAAAATGGATTTTTAATCGGGACAGGTCAGCAGAATAGATCACCACAAGATCATTATCTGGGAGGCACAAGCGTTGCGTTTGACTCAGAAGATCGCGCTAACGTGAGCTTGGTGGGTGTGGGTAATAACACCGCTGCTTGGTATACGGCTGATAGCAATGTCTATTTTACTTATTTACCTGATACGTTATATGTAGAGGATAACTCAGGATCAGATGGCGATTTATATGCGTCAGTTGAAGGTGCGCCGACTTATGGAATTGGTAGCAACGTTACTAAACAGCAGCGTGATGTAGTTTTAATTGATGGTGTACTTCTAGTATTCGATCGAATTGAATGTACGAATGCTGAAAATGTTATTCTTCAGTGGAACACTTATCACGACTCAACAATTAACGGTGATACGTTCTCATGGGGCAACGGCAACGCAAATGCCGAACTAACCCTACTTACTCATACTGCAAACTGGACTAAAACTGACAGGGCAACAACAGTTCGCTTAGGTACAGGTTTATATGCGCACCGTTCTGATTTAGGAAGTGCAACATCTCATAGTGTTTTATCAGCGATTAATATAGACGGGGCCGCTACTAGCATAGTGTTAGGTTCTCCGGTGGTCGGTGAAACAACAGCAATTATCACCTATGTCGGCGGAGCTACTAAAACCGTCACATTCTACGATGCGCAACAACGACGGAGCGTTAGCTAATGGCCTTAAATATAACAACACCGTTTAACGTTCCTGCTCACCCAGTAAATTATGAGACGGCAGCGGGTGTAATTACTAATGCAGAATGGGACGATCTAACGATTGCAATGACGATTAGGATGGATGAGTCCTACGGCAATTATTGGTTGTATTTTGGCAATGGTGTAGATCTCGACAATGCTGGCTGGCGTGTACGCATGCAGCCAGCGACAACATCGATTACCTTTACAGTAGGTCAGCAATCTGCGCTTTTCGGGGGCTGGACAGACGAGCCGGGAGTAGTCGTTTCTTATCCGCTAGGAACTGATGCGGATCTGGTATTTACTCGCGCCAGTAACGGTACTGTTACTTGGACGTTCGCTGGACAAGATGTTGGTACTATTGCGGAAGTGAATCCTATTGCGCTAGGAACCGGAGCCGTTGGCTTTAGTCATTCAGCAGCAGAAAATACGTGGACAGTTCAATCGTTAAATATTTCTGGGCCTGCTGACGTCACTGATGATTTTGATTCGCCTGACGGCACTTCTTTAGCTGTACATGCTGAAGAGTGGGAATTTCAAACTGGATCAGATCTCATTACGAGCATTCAAAATCAACAATTAGGGATCGCAGCGTTTCAAAAAGTAGTTGCTTTTTTTTCTACGTCAGCAGAGCAAAAATCAAAAATAACTTTACCCCCGTCAGGTACGACTAGCGGATACATAGGGCCGACGATTAATACAAATCTGGCTAGTGAGGGGCAGTATTTTTTCTTTAAAAACGATGACGGCACTTATTATACGACTATTCAGATTCGTAGTGATGGTGCATACATTGCCGATATAGGATTGCCTGCAAGCGCATACGCAATGGCAGACATACACACATTAGAGATCGTTGAGACTGCTAACGATGGTACTGATGTTACGTTTGAGTGTTACATCAATGACACGCTAATCACTACACAAACAGCATTAGCGGCAGTCAATGTAGCTGGTAACGATGGTATTTACGTTGATCGTATCAATTATAACTCGGTTGGCTATGTAGGCAGTTTTGATACAGGTGTTGCTGTTGCTACACCTTTTAGTATTGATGCTGAACCTACAGATATACAACCGGACGATACAGCGCTAGAGATAACAGTTAGCGGTCAAGCGACAACGCCAACAACTGGCAATAGTGTTGTTCGGTTAGATGGCGCAACGGGTACAGTATTAAACCTAACATCTGTACGTGATGATACTAACGGTGTATACACATTAATTTTTGATGCCCCGGCACACAACGCAATGCCTGATCTTGCTTACGATACAGCGGGCTATGCTGTACATGTAACGATAGATACAGAGACGAACGAAACCGAAGAGATCCCATTTGTACCGCCCGCAGGTTATGGCTTCGTGACGTTAACCGATGTCACTAACTCAGATATTACAGCAGCTCCGGCACTTGCAGCCTCTGATCAGCTTGAATATGAATTGACAACCGCGCCGGATGCTTGGGACGTTAGTGTGTCCGCGTTAGGGATTATGGCGTTAACAGGTGGTGCGAACACTGTTGAGAGCGATACGTTTGACGTAAGAGCTTGGGATGCAGCTGATAACTCGTGGGGAGCGTTTGCAGTACAAACAGCATCATTAGCAGCAGATAGTGTTGCGCCTGTTATCACGCTAACGGGTGGTAATGAAACCGTCATTCAAGGGGTTTCATGGTTTGAGCCGGGCTTTTCAGCGACAGATAATGTTGACGGTGATATTACTGGTAGCGTAGTTGTTGGTGGTGATGACGTAAGCACCGCCATTATTAATGTCTATACACTCACATATGACGTGAGTGATGCGGCAGGTAACCCTGCGACTCAGCGTACTCGTGTAATAACAGTTGTAGCTGCTGATACAGTACCTCCGGCAATCGCGTTAACAGGTGGCAATCAAACTGTCGTGCAAGGCAATTCATGGTCTGAGCCGGGCTTTTCAGCGACAGATGACGTTGACGGTGATATCACTGGTAATGTAGTTGTTAGCGGCGATACTGTTAATACAGGTGTTGTTGGTGTTTACACAGTCAGATATGACGTGAGTGATGCGGCAGGTAACCCTGCGACTCAGCGTACTCGTGTAATAACTGTGGCTGCTGCTGATACAACGATTCCGGTGATTAATCTAAGCGGGCTATCGACTGTTTTATTAGCTGTTGGCTCTGCGTATGTTGAGCCGGGGTATTCAGCTACAGATAATGTCGATGGTGATATCACAGCTAATGTTGTTGTCACTGGCAATGTAGGCGTGACAGCCGGTGATTACCTTCTTTACTACAATGTCAGCGATGCTGCGGGCAATCCTGCGACTGAGGCAGTTAGAACGGTGACGTTGTACGATATTTTGCCAGAGACAATTCAAGCGAACCCTGCGTCCACCGAGCGTTATGCTCAAAACGGCCCGAATTGGTTATTGAAAGGCGATAAGTAAATGTAATGAGCCAAGGATGGCGAGAAATAAAAATTTGAAATAAAAATAATATAAAGAGGTGCATATGAAGCCAATAGTCCCGTGGATTGGGGGTAAGCGCAAAATGGCAGAACATATCATGCCATTGTTCCCTGAGCATCAATGCTATGTTGAGCCATTTTGTGGTGCAGCAGCATTGTTTTTTTTAAAGCCGCCATCTGATGTTGAGGTGTTAAATGATATTAATGGCGACTTAATCAACTTATATCGCGTTGTTAAACACCATTTAGAAGAGCTTTATAAGCAATTTAAATGGGTATTAACAAGCCGAGAAAACTGGGATTGGATGCAAATGACACCAGTTGAAACGTTGACTGATGTTCAGCGCGCCGCTCGGTTTTTGTACCTGCAAAAGTTAGCGTTTGGTGCTCGTGTTGAGGGCCGCACGTTTGGCACTGCAACGACAGCTCGGCCGAAGTTCAATATATTTACATTGGAGCAGGATTTGGCTGATGCTCATTTCAGATTGTCATCAGTGATGATTGAGCGGTTAGACTGGGCCAAGGTGATAGAGAAGTACGATCGCCCCCATACGCTGTTCTATTGCGACCCACCGTACTGGGAAACCGAAGGTTATGGCGTTGACTTTGGTTGGGAGCATTATGAGAAAATGGCAGAGTTGGCTGGCTCTATAGAAGGCAACATAATAATCAGCATTAATGATCACCCAGACATTCGTGAAGTGTTTAAAGGGCTGCCGTGTAAAGAAGTGAAGTACAAGTATACGGTTGGGGGCGCTAATAACTCGAAGGATGTCGTTGAGTTGATTTATGGCAACTGGAATGATGGTGTGCCGACGCGAGGGCTACAAGACGCACTGTTTTAGCGTTAATTAGCGTCCAGCACTAAGTGATTAGCTGTCCAGTTTTAAGCGGCGCGCTACAGTTTGTGCAAAGAAAAGTAACCAAAAGAAAGCACACAATCTGACGAAGATTGACCCCGATATAACCTATTCGCTTTGGGATATTCTTATCCAGTACATCTGGGCTACGCCTACGAAAATGATTTTCACTCGACTTTAATTGCTCGTCAATATCTGAGCTCGCCTCTAGGCAATATCACTCTGATACCGCAGACTTTTCAAAACACAATGAGGCTACAACAAACAAGTTCAGTAGGCTTCTTTTTATTTTAGAACAAGTAAAAACCGAGCCTGACGGCCGGACTTTACTGTTGAGCTCCGCATGCCGCTCAAAAGGAAAAAAAGAGTAGAACTACTATTTTGCTCAAAGGAAAAACTGGACGTAAAGCTTGATGTAAGTGCAGCATAAAAAAGTACCCCCTATACCGCTTGGCGATGAACCCTCTGGAACTGCTGGACAGAAAACCCTGCGAGATGCACCCGTCGTGCTCAAGCTTCGTCGTAAGGTTGCGGCATTTTTTGGTTACTTTTTGTTGCTGTAGACACAGCGTTTTTTGCTGCGCGCCTGAAGGGCG